GATAGAGATATCATAAGAGTTCGAATCTCTTTACTCGCACCAATTATTATGGTGGATATAGTTTAATTGGTAGAACGTCAGATTGTGATTCTGGAAAATGTGGGTTCGACTCCCATTATTCACCCCAATATTATACGGAGGTAGTCTAGTCTGGTAAGATGTTGCATTTGGAATGCAAAGAGCGTGGGTTCGAATCCCACCTTCCGTACCAATTTTAGAAATAAGGAAAGATATACGAAAAAATATAAGGAAGTGAAAAATAATGGCTAAAAAAGGAGTACCAAAAAAAGATGGGAGTGGTGATGGCAAAAGAAAAAATATTGGTAGAGGCGGTTGTAAGCCGTCAAAACCAAAGAAAAAAGGCACTATTTAAAAAAAACACTTGACAAAATATGTGTTATGTGGTATAATTTATATATAACATTAAAGGCACTTAACAGCAAAACCCCAAATTCTATCAAATTTGATAAAATGTGCCTTGTTTTTATGTGATAGTAGCTCAATTAGTAGAGCATCTTCTGGGAACAGGTGGTTGTGAGTTCAAGTCTCACCTATCACTTTTTATGGGAATGTAGCTCAGTCTGGTCGAGCGTCTGACTGTTAATCAGAATGACGTAGGTTCAAATCCTTCCATTCCCGCCATAAGCATTTTTCTAGTACCCTAACAAAGTTTTGCAAATACTTTTAATTTGCTCAAAAGTCCTTAAAGTAGACGAAACTTATACAGGAAGTGCTTGCCAAAGGCGACTATATAAAAGTTAGGGTACTTTTGATTTAAAAAGAATTAAATTTTTTTATTATGCGACAGTAGTTTAAGTGGTAAAACCCGTATATATTGTTTTGAAAAAAACAATTTCTGCAATCTCTCTAGGACTGTTAATCCCGTGATGTGGGTTCGAATCCTACCTGTCGCTTTACTTATAATTTGGACACAATTCGTGTTTTTTTTAGTTACCATTATTAATATAAAAAGGAGGATAAAATGAGTTTTTTAGAGGAAATAGAGAAAGAACTAAACAAAACAAAAACAGAAAACGATGCCAACGCCTTGAAATCAACTGGTAATGAATGTCTAAATTTATTTGGTCAATTAGGTGCTTTAAGAAACAGAGAATATGTCGAAATACAAAGACTATTTGTGAGAGCATATAATGAAGAGCCATTGTTAGCAATGAAAATGCTGTTTTACTTGAGAGATATAAGAGGAATGGGTCTTGGAGAAAGAAAAGTTTTTAATGAAGCGTTGAACTTATTTGCAAAACTACATTCAAAATCAATTAAAAAAAATATTGATTTAATACCTTTCTTTGGAAGATGGGATGATTTATTTTGTTTATTAGAAACACCTGTTGAAAAAGAAATGATAAACCTTATTAAAAGTCAATTAGATGAAGATTTAGAATCAGACAATCCGTCTCTTTTAGGCAAATGGATGAAGTCAGAAAATACATCAAATAAAGAAAGCAAGAAAATAGCACATAAATTGAGAAAAGGATTGGGACTTAGTCATAAAGATTACAGAAAAATGTTATCTAAATTAAGAAAAAAAATTGATATAGTAGAACGAAATATGTCAAATAATGAATGGAAAGAAATAAACTACGAAAAAGTTCCGTCTAATGCAATGAATAAATATAGGAATGCGTTTAAAATTAGAGACGAACTTAGATTTAAAAAGTATATAGATGATGTAAAAGAAGGAACTAAGAAAATTAATTCAGGAACTCTATTTCCATATGATATTACTTATAAAATAGCCAAAGGCGAATACAGCGATGTTTTAGATGAACAATGGAAGGCATTACCTAATTATATTGAAGGCGAAAATAATATGTTAGTTATGGCTGATGTTTCTGGAAGTATGCGTGGCGTTCCAATAGCGACAAGTGTAGGTCTTGCAATATATTTTGCAGAAAAAAACAAAGGTGCTTATCATAATAAATTTATGACTTTTAGCCAAAATCCACAACTTGTTACAATTAGTGGTGATACTATAACTGAAAAATATCGTAGTGTATCAAGAGCAGATTGGAATATGAATACAGATTTAGAACGAGCATTGCTAAATATATTAAAAGTAGCAATTGATAATAATTTAGAACAATCAGAATTACCAAAATCATTAATAATAATAACCGATATGCAATTTGATGGTTGTGTTAGCAACGCTAATGATGATACNTTTTATGATAAAATNAAACAATGTTATAATAATAAGGATTACGAAGTCCCAAATATAGTATTCTGGAACGTAGATTCAAGAAGTGATACATTCCAAACAAATAGTTTGCAAGAAGGTGTTCAATTAGCAAGTGGACATTCTGCATCAGTTTTTAATTCAGTTATAAAAAACATTAATTTAACACCTTTAACAGCAATGTTAAATACTTTAAATGACGAAAGATATGATTGCGTAAGTATATAGAAAGGAGTTGTTTATATGATTGTACTCGTTGGACATTCAGCATCTGGGAAAAGTACAATAGAGAAGAAAATGGTGGACATAGGGTATAAGAAAGTCATATCCTATACAACAAGAACGCCAAGAAAAGGAGAAATAGACGGTATAGATTATCATTTTGTAACCGAATCAGATTTTAACTCTATGAAATTAAATAATAAATTAGCAGAAAGTGTTATTTACAGAAATTGGTTTTATGGAGTTGCTAAAAAAGATTGCCTTGATGACAGAGTAATTATAGTGGAACCTAGTGGGCTTAGACAATTAAAGAAGATAAAAGAATTAAATGTTGTGTCATTTTTTATAAAAGCATCAGAAAGAGAAAGGCTTATAAGAATGGCTAAACGTGGCGATGAAATGATGGAAATATTCAGACGTATAATTTCAGATGGCGGAACATTTCAGAATGTGGAAGATGAAGTTGACTATGTTATAAATAATGATAATATAGACGAATCTGTTAAAGAAATAATTAATAAAATAGAAAGGACACAACATGATTGTTAAAATATTATTGTCATTATACATATCATCTATTTTATTTTTCCATTATGGTAATTTAACTTTACAAATTAAAGCAAGGAGGTTATTAAAACAAAATGGTTATATTAAAAGCGACGATTATGAAATAGACATATTTTCTTTAATGGTTTCGTTGGTTTTAATAATATTTTTCAGTATTTTGCCTATATATAATATTATATTAGGATATCATCTTATGCACAATAAGCAAATATTTAGCGAAACTATGGAATTGGCAATTTTTTATGGGAAATATGAAAAAAGTGTTGACAAATAAAACGATATATGATATAATATAACAAATACCTAAAAGGAGGAGTTAATTATATGTCAGAATTAAAACAAACAAAAGGATATGTAAATTTTAAAGGTATCATAGGTGGCTTAGATGCCATTAAAGATGGTACTAGTAAGTATGGATGGACAGATGATGAAAAGATTAAGAAAATGCAATTCTCTATAAAGACATCGGATAATAATATGCATTATGTTCAATTAATACAATTTAAAATGGGAAAATCAAGAGAAAATGTTTGGATATCAAGAAAAGATGAAGCAACAGGTAAATACGATACCCAAAAACTTGCTTGGGATAGGAGAAACGAACCATTAACCGATGGTTGGAGAATAATTGGCGTAAATATCAAAGCTACTGGTGATGACGAAACAAAATCTATGGTTGCCGATGATGCTATAGAATATATTAAAGATAATTTTAATGATGGAGATTCTGTTTTTATAGGTGGGAAAGTAAGTCATTCAGATTGGAAAGGCAAAACTTATCATAATTTTGAAATTACAAAAATGTTTGCAACTAGAGACCCAGTCAATTTTGAAGATGAAAAATTTGAAGAAATATCAGACTTTAATGAACAATTTATTTTTAATAGTATAAATGTTATTGAAAATGAAGGTTTTGTTATAGGATTTACGGTTTCATACAATGGCGACAAAACAGAAGTACAATATATTATTAGAGACGGAGAAGTAACAGATTATTTTAAATCTTCTGTTGGATTTGGTGATTTATTAAGAATAGAAGGCATCGTGAATAATAAGGTTGTTTATAAATATAGAGACCCAGAAAAAGATGAAAAAGACGATGGCTTGCTGGTCGGTAAGCAAAATAGAAGCTCTCAACAAAAAGGCAAAATAAGAGAAATAGAATATGAAGATAAAACACTTGAAATTATTGGCGTTGATGATAATGTAAAAAATGCATATGATGAAAAAGAATTAGAAATTATAGATATTGATGATGATGATATCCCATTTTAGGACATAAAAAAATGGAATGTGAAATTAAAAGATATTACGAATTTTATAAAGGAGGAATATAATGGGATTAGGACAAACACACGAAGTTAGTGTAAAACTAGAAGATTATCTACATTGCATAATAGGAGATAAGAAAATCGGTAAATCAACACTTGTAGCAGATATAGCCGAAATATTATACGGTGGATTAGACAAACTATTAATATTATCACTTAAAAATGAAAGAGCATATGAAGCAATTAATGGTGCCAAGCATGAAGACCCTCAAACATGGACTGAATTAATGGGTTATGTAGATGATTTCGTAAAAGGCGAACATGAGTATAGAATGTTATCATTTGATACAATAGATGAATTAATTGATATGGCAGTCCAAGAAGTAATAAGACTTCATACAAAAGAATATAAGGAAGTTCCAAAATCATTTAATTCAACTTTTGGTGGGTTGGTTTTCAGCCCCTTGTGTTAGTAATAATACAAGCAAATTTGGTGAACTTTTAGTTTAAAGGTGTATGTTCTACGTTAGTAGCTATAGGAAATGATAGTTAAAGAATATGCTAACAGGGAAACCTAAGTGTGATAACATATGGCAATCCTGTGCTAAGACTATTTTTTATAAAAAAAAAAGAGAGAGTGACAAATGTTAAAAATAATTTCAAAGCCATATAAAAAGCAAATCGGTAATAGTGGTAAATATAAATTTGTAATTGCGAAATGTAGTTGCGGTAATATAAAAGAATATAGATTATCTTATATTAAAAATGGGCATACTAAATCTTGTGGTTGTTATTCTAGAAAAATTACTAAAGAAATCATGACTAAACATGGTCTTAGTGACACTAGAATATATAGCATATGGAAAGGTATGAAAAATAGATGTAATAACAAAAATAGCTCAATTTATAAATATTATGGTGGTAAAGGAATAAAAATTTGTAAAGAATGGAAAAATGATTTTATGGATTTTTATAATTGGGCTATAAATAATAAATATAAAGAAAATTTAACTATAGATAGAATAAATTCTGAAAACAATTATGAACCTAAAAATTGTCAATGGATAACTATCGGTGAAAATGTTGCAAAATCAAATAAAAATCGCAATCCAAAATTTATATACTATATAACAAACCCGAATGATATAACCGAAATTAAATATAATAGAAGAAAAATAAGAGACGAATTTAAAATAAGCGATACCACAATAACACAATTATTAAATAAAGAAATAGAAAATTATAATGGCTGGAAATTAAAAAGAGAAAAATATAAAAAATAGTAAAGTTAAGAGACTATCCCTTTATGGGAGTACAATGGAGAATAAACTACCATTGGAAGTGCTAAACATCCTTAAATGGATGATGATATAGTCCATACACATAGAAATATGTGAATAATATGATGGAGAACCAAGAAAAAAGTTACAATCATTAATAAACGAATTATTAGATAAAATAAAAAATACAGGGTATGGATATTATTTTATAGGTCATAATAAAACAAAAACTGTTAAATCAAAGTTAGATGAAGAGGATTATACCGTTGTAACTTCCAACTTATCTACTGATTATTTTAATACTATTGCTTATAAATGCCCTATAATATGTAATATTGTATCTGAAGCAGAAACAAGTAAAGGTGGTGCTTTAATTAATAAAACAAGATTTATGCATTTTAGAGATGATACTTATATAGAAGCAGGTTCAAGATTTTCTGAACTTCCTATTAGAGTTCCATATGGTGCTGAAGAATACATAAAAGCTATTAAAGATGGGATAAAAGCAACAATTGAAAAAGAGAAAAAGGAAGGGTCTGACGTAAAACCTATACCTAAGCCATCGAAACCGAAAGCATCAAAAACTGAAGAGCCAAAAGAGAAAACATCAAAACCAAAAGTACCAAAAGTAGAAGAGCCTAAAGAAGAAAGTAGTGAAGAATTATATAAAAATATAAAGAGGAAATATAAAGAATTGACCAAAGGTGGTAAAGATACCAAAGAATTATTAGAAATAATGAAAAATAATGGCACAAATGCACCAAGCAAAACTACTGATGTGACAACTCTTAAAAAGGTTTTAAAAGCACTTAAAGAAGTAAAGTGATATGAAATGTGGATATAATAATTGTAAATTTAATGGCAATGTCGAAAAAGATATTGCCATTAAGTTTAAAAAACGTTATTATCATAAGGAGTGTTATAATAAGAAAACTAAGAAAAGACAAATATATGAAGTATTAAAAAATCAAAAATTTGTATCTAAGACAATAAATTTTGCACTCAAACAAATGGTAGATGATGATAATATGGATGTCGATTTTTTATTATTTGTCACTAATTATGTAATAGATAATAAAGAAGAATTAAATAATCCTTTTGGTATTAAATATTATTCTCAAAATTATAAGATAATAGATAAATACAAAAAAAAGAAACGAATGCAAATATTAAAAGAGTTAAATGATAAAAAAAGAGATATAGAATTCGCAGAAGACACAGACTTTGAACATACAAAGATAACTCCAAAATATTTAAAAATAGATAGATAGGTGAAAATATGACAAAAAAACAGTATACAGAGGGTGATATATTTAAAAATGTGAGTGATGATGATAAAAATAAACCAATTATATCATATGATTTACCACATGATGACACTAGCGAGAATGGTGTTATTGGAAGTATATTTTTAAAACCATCACTTATCGGTCATTCGGAAAATTTAAAACCTAAAATGTTTTTTAATGAAGAATTATCAATTTTATATGATATAGCATTTGATTTATTTAATGTTGATGGTGTAAATGAAATAGATGACTATACGGTGATTTCAAAATTAGAATCAAGCAACAAGTATAAAAAAATGACTAGAAAACATTCGACAAAAGAATTAAGAGAAATATTTAAAAAACTTAGATATGTTGGAACTACAGATTTAAACGAATATATTCGCAGATGTGGCAATGTTATGAATATGGATTTTAGAAGAACCAGTCATATAAAATTAAAGAATTTATCAAAAGATGTTCTGTATAATCTTGAAGATGGAATGAATATTATAAATTTAAAAATACAAGATGATATAATGAAATTATCAGAAGAATATTTAATGGAAAATAGTGTTAAAACAATAGATGAAGTTATAGATGTTGCGTTTGATGAAATAAAAAATAGAAGTGAGAATAGTGACACTATTGGTTTCCCTAGCAAATTTGACACCATAAATACATTTTTCAAATATGAAAGAACTGAACTAATCATAATTGGAGGCAGAGCCAAAAGTGGCAAGAGTATGTTTTTTTTAAATGAAATAGTTCATAAATTAGAAAAGGGTGTTCCTTGTGCTATATTTGATACAGAAATGCAAACTAGACAATTTTTAGAAAGATTTCTATCTCTTTATACTGGAATATCTGTTACAAATATAAAAAACAAAAGATATAATGATAAGGAATTTGAAAAGTTAGTAGAGGCTAAAGAATGGTTAAAATCAAAGCCATTTGCACATATATATGACCCCGAATGGACACAAGAAAAAATATTGACCACAACTAAAATACTTCAAAGAAAAATAGGTTTAGACTTTTTAGTTTATGATTATATAAAAACTTCATCAGCAGCAAATTTAAAAATACAAGAGCATAATTATTTAGGCGACATGACTAATTTTTTAAAAAATAATATAGCAGGAAAGTTAAATATTGCAGTATTAGCAGGGGCTCAAATGTCACCGAAGGAAATAAGACTTGCGGATTCTGACAAATTAAATAGGTATGCATCTGTTGTGGCTTACTGGATGAAAA